ATTTACAACAGAAGATTTTATCTAATGATTTGTATAACGATACAGACAATGCTGGGTTAGATGCTTGGATACAAGGTGCTGTAGATGGCAAGATAAACAACTGTTGGAAACGTATGCAGACAGAGTGGACTACAAAGCTAATGAATGATGACAGCTTTACAGATGCAATACCATCTAATCAAGCAGACTTTGTTGCACTTGTAACAGCAAGAAGTGATTATCAAAATCGTAAACAAAGAGATGATGCAAATAATCCAAGCTAGGAGTAACGAATGGCATTAACAAAAGTACAGGGTGAAGGCATAAGTGGTGTAAGTATTTCTGCTAACAATGAAATAACTATGTCATCACAACCTGCTTTTTCGGTTCATATGAATCAAGAAGACCAATCTAATATAGCAATAAATTCTGATGTAACTGTACAATTTGACACAGAGCGTTATGATGTAAATTCAGATTTTAACACTTCAACTTATACTTTTACTGCACCAGTAACAGGTAAATATTTTTTAACTGCAAGTCTTAGAATGACACAGCTTGATAGTGCTGCAAATTACACTATACTAGATGTAATAACATCTAATGAATCATATAGAACTATTAATGATAATAATGATATGTTTAGTAATGATGCTGATTATCATTCAATGACATCAACAGTTTTAGCAGACATGGATGCTAATGACACTGCTTATGTGACCATTGGTCAGAATGGTGGTGCAAACCAATTAGATGTTAAGGGTGCTACAAATTATACATATTTTACAGGATGCTTAATATGTTAGGAGATAATCAATGCCATACATAGGAACAAGTCCAAGCAACGGAGTAAGACGAGTACATACCTACACAGCTACTGCTAGTCAGACCACATTTAGTGGTGCAAGTAGCGAGGGTGTAACTCTATCTTATGTTGATACAAACTACTTAGATGTATTTCAGAATGGTGTATTGCTAGGTAGTGCAGACTATACTGCTACTAGTGGTACGTCTGTTGTATTGGCACAAGGTGCTAGTGCTGATGACTTGATTGTGATTGTTGTGTATGACGTATTCTCAGTAGCAGATACAGTAAGCAAGAGTAGTGGTGGTAGCTTTGATAGTGCTGTAACTATGAGTAACAACCTAACTGTTAGTGGTGCTTTTACATCTCAAGGCATAGATGATAATGCAGATGCTACTGCTATTACGATTGACAGTTCAGAGAATGTTGGTATTGGAACTACTAGTCCTGTCTCTGATGCAAAGTTAACAATATCTTCGGACAATACAGAAAGTAATATTTTTCTTGAAAGAAGTGGAAGTGGTAGATTTGATGTTGCTATTGCAAATACAAGTGGTTCTTTAGTTTTTAAAGGTGGTTCAAACCAAACAACAGTTGCAGCATTGACTGAATTTATGAGAATAGATGGTGACAGTGGCAGCTTGTTGATAAATAACACAGGTGCATCTCCATTAAATAATGGTCGTGTTAGGATTTATAATGATACAGCACAAGATGCAGTAAAAACTTATCAAGCCACCTCTGGAACTACTGCTTTGTGGAGTCGTATAGACCACACAGCGAGTTATTTTGCTGTATTCAATTATAATGGTTCAACTGTTGGCACAATCACAACAAACGGATCAGCTACAGCTTACAATACATCTTCAGACTACAGATTAAAAGAGAATGTAACAGCAGATTGGAATGCAACAACTAGACTAAAGCAACTTAATCCAGTTCGTTTTAACTTCATAGCAGATGCAGATACAACAGTAGATGGTTTTTTAGCACATGAAGTACAAACAATAGTACCAGAAGCAATAACTGGTACACATAATGAACTTGAGGTTTGGAAAGATGGTGAAGAATTACCTAATGGTGTTTCTGTTGGTGATAACAAACTAGATGATGATGGAAATACAATACCTAAATATCAAGGCATAGATCAAAGCAAACTTGTACCCTTATTAGTCAAAACCATACAAGAATTAGAAGCTAGAATTACAGCATTGGAGAATGCAGAATGACCAAAGCAGCAGAATTAGCAAAGATGGGTGAAGTCCTAACCAATAGTCAGATTGGTAGCAGACGCAACATTGCGTATAATGGTGCAATGCAAATATCTCAGAGAGGAATAAGTGCTACTGGTCAAGGTGCTTCAGATTTATTTCTTTTAGACAGATTTCATTTAAATACTAATGGAAACTCGGCTGGTAGATATACAGTCACACAAACTGCTGATGGTCCTAGTGGTTTTGCTAATTGTATGAAACTAGATTGCACAACAGCAGACACAACAATAGGATCAGCAGAAAGATTTTTTATTGAACAACGACTTGAAGGTCAAGATTTACAACAAATAAAAAAAGGAACAAGTGATGCAGAACAAATTACTGTTTCATTTTATGTAAAAGGAAATGCAAGTGCTACTTATGTTCTTGGTCTATATGAGTCTGATAACAGTAGAGCAGTAGGTTCTCAGTTTTCAGTTACAACATCTTGGACAAGAGTAGTAGTTACTTTTCCGGCTGATACGACTGGTGCTTTAGATGATGATAATGCAGAAAGTTTGTCTTTGAGATGGTATCTTCATGCTGGTTCTAACTATACAAGTGGCACATTAGCTACAACTTGGGCAAGTGCTTCTGCATCTACACAAGTTGGAAGTGGCACTACATCTTTTTTTGACAGCACAGACAGAACATTCTTTATAACTGGAGTACAAATGGAAGTAGGCTCACAAGCCACACCATTTGAGCATAGGTCATTTGGGGAAGAACTAGCTTTGTGTCAGAGGTATTTTACAAAATATACTGGTGTTACAGCAATTAAAACTTTTCCACACACTGCTCCTTTGCAATCATGGAATGATAACAACGCTTCTAATGGTATGTTATCTACTACAGTTACAATGAGGGCATCTCCAACAATAACACAAAGTGGTTTAAGATTAAGAAGTCCAGTCTATGGGGATTTTGATGGTACTTTTGCGTTTGAGTCTATAACTGTTGATGGGTGTCATGTTGCTAATGGTAGTAATTCGGGATTAAATACTGGCAGAATATACTATATTTCTTCTACAAACACTAGTTCATATATTCAATTAGATTCGGAGTTGTAAGATGAATGTAACAAATGCAAAGTATATAGACACACAAAACACTGGTGTTAATCAAAGTATAAAAGCAACAATAGATGGCACAGAAATGTTTGTACCATTAGACGAAAACAACAGACACTACCAAGCAATCCAAGAATGGGTAGCTGAAGGCAACACAATAGCTGAGGCTGATTGATGGAGATTGATGGCACTATCATATGGAATGTAGTGTTGACACTAATCATCATGCCATTTGCTTGGGCATTTAATAAGATGTTTGCAGAAGTAAAACGATTGCAAATACTACTGAATAAGACAAGAGAAGAGTACGCATCTAAAGAAGATTTGCGTGATACGTCTGGTCGTGTGATGGAAGCCTTGCACAGACTAGAAGATAAGTTAGACAAGGTTCTGAATGTGAGGTGACACTGTGCTTGAAATGCTAATGGTAGCGAATAGTGCTTTTGCAGTCATCAAACAAACACTTGAAAATGGTAAAGATATAGCCTCAGCAGGATCGGCAATAAGTCGTTTTATTGGTGCAGAAGAACAGCTACAAAAAGATTTACACAAAAAACGTAATAGTATCTGGACAGGTTTATCAGGTAAAAGTGACAATGACCTTGAAGAGTTTATGGCACTTGAACAAATTAGACAGAAACAAGATAAGCTACGAGAGTATATGCAACTCTATGGTAGAGCAGGACTATGGACTGACTACCAACAATACTGTGCTGAAGCTAGGAAGGCTAGGAAAGAAGCGGCAGAGAAAGCTAAAAAACGTAGAGCAGAAATGAAAGAACTTTTTCTAAAAATTATTTTAGGAGTTTTAATAGCAACAATGTTTGCAGGTGCTATTACAATTCTTGTTATCATAGCAAAAAAGAAAGGAATTATATGAATGTTGGGATCATTAATAGGGCCACTAGCTAACCTAGCAGGTGCATGGTTTGAAAACAAAGTTGCCAAAACGAAGGCAGACGGCGAAGCTAAAGTTGCAGAGGCAAAGGCTCGTGCTACTGTTGCAGAAAAGGTTGCAGCAGGTGAGGTTGCATGGGAGGGTAAGATGGCAGATGCTACAGTGGATTCTTGGAAGGACGAATTTGCTTTAGTAGTTTTGCTGTTACCTGCAATACTTGTATTCATTCCCGGCATGAGAGAGTACGTAAAAAATGGTTTTGAAGTATTAGCAACATTGCCTGATTGGTATCAATACTTATTATATATAGCAATTTCTGCATCATTTGGTATAAAGGGTGTAGGACAAGCAGCTAAAATGATGAGGAAAAAATAATGAATATTGAACAGCTAAAAAAAGATTTGATTGAAGATGAAGGTGTTAAACATGAAATCTATTTAGATCATTTAGGTTTACCTACGCATGGTATTGGCCATCTTATAACTGAATGGGATGAAGAATATGGTAAACCAGTTGGCACACCAGTATCAGAAGAAAGAGTTAATCAATGTTTTGAGGTAGATGTGCAAGGAACAATACAAGAATGTAAACATTTATATAATGACTTTGATGATCTACCAGAAGAAGCACAATTAATTATCGCAAATATGATGTATAATCTTGGTCGACCTCGGCTCTCTCGTTTTCATAAAATGAAAAAAGCTGTTGATAATCGTGATTGGTATGAAGCAGCTTATGAAATGACAGATTCGAAATGGGCAAGGCAAGTACCAAATAGAGCACACAGACTTATAGAAAGAATGAAGAGTATAGAATAACTTTCGTAACCGAAAGTCATTCAAACCTACGATGTCTATACAAAGCATCATCGTTGGTCTTAATGTTTTGACCTGACCAATCTGACTCTTCTTCAACAACTTCTTTGCGTTTACTCATTTCTTTAAATAATTGTTTAAGTTCTTGATTGCCTGCACGTCTATCACTTTTACATTCTGCACAAAGTTTTGCTTTTTCATATCGTGCCATGTGTATATACACACCACAATCTTCACAAATATTTCTATTGTGAATTGACTTTGGTCTACTCATATTTATTTCCTTTCAACTTTTCTGCAATCAACCAGTTAAGATTACTTCTTACTGAATAAATAATATTTAGCTCAGCTTTCTCACCATCTTTGGCTAGTTGTTTTGCGTTTAATTTTTTAGTGTCAATCAAAATTTCTGCATACTCCTTAACAAGTCCGAAGTATTTAGCTACGGACATGTTAAGTATTTTAGCTTCAGCTAATTCTGATTTGCCATTATAGATTTCTCTATCAATCATTAGAACGGTACTTCATCAGTAAACTCATCAATGTTTCCAGAGCCATACTTCATACCAGTTGATTCATTTGAACTATCTGTGACGATCTGTGCTCCACCATTGGGCATCTTATCGCTTACCTTTGCATCCATATAATCGTTGCCTGCTTGGGAAGTAGCAAACCAAACTGCTAATCGTCTATCTTCATAGTCACCAGATAGATGTGGTGCTTTAGGATTTTGACTTTGATTTTCAAACAAGATACCTACCTTTTTATATACTTCACGTATGACTTTACCATTTGGTAATGTAGCTTTTACAATAACATGATACTCTTCGTTACCATTATTATTTAGTTTGCCTTGTCCTACAAGTACATTGTTATCACGAGGTGCAAAGAATGCACCTCTATTTGTGTCGTCATATTGTTGATCCATTAGAAACTCCTACTAGATTTGTGGTTAGATGTTTTAGTATTGATTGGCCCAATCTCTTTATTGCCAGTATCACTTGCAGCATTACCATCATCATCAGAGGCTAGACCTAAGATAGCTTGTAATGCATAACGCTTTGCATATGTGATAGCACTACCCATAGCTTGGGCATCATCTTCTTTACCTTTCTTAATAAGAACAGGCACGAAGCTAGTTAACGTTGCATCATCATGACTATGTGAAACAGTTGTCTCTACATAGATAGACATATGCATACGTTGCTTATGCTCACCATCATTTAGTATGCAGTTCTCATACTTGACTGATTGTGAGAAGGATAAACCAAACTCAGCACCGTGATTTGCAGCATTGATAACACTGGTTAGGTCAGCATAGCTACTGTGAAAGAACGGATTCGAACTACTCTTGATAGCAGAAATATTTAACTGCTGAAATTTTGACATAGCTTCGTTAAGTGATTTACAAGGCTCAGCTTTTTTGTTACTGTTACTTGTCTTGTGTTCTCCCACGTTGACATTCGGGGTTGAGTTTGTTGTGGGCTTGACCCCATTTTTATTTTGATTAGACAAGAGTCTCTCCTTTCATTGGTTTAGTTTTAAAGAATCCTTTGTGTTGTGGATTCTCGTGCATAAATAGCCTAGAGTAAAAGGCTATGTAATCATTACTTATTTTAAAGTCTGTGTCTGATGTAGTAATAGCAGTCTCCCATCTGATACGACCTACGATTAACCATGGTGAACAATGCTTTGCACCACTGTTAATAGCTTCACGTGTATATTTATTAAAGTATTCATATACATGTGGATTATCTTTGTGGTAATCCCACCATTTCTTTTTCTTTTGAATAAATGTCATGGCTGTACCTCTATAATAGAATCAACATCACTTTGTTTTGGAATACTGATATCAGGATCATATTCCATATATCTTTCTTCAGCTTCATCAATTGATGAGGCTTGTACTGTGTAAGTATGTTGAGTTGTTTCTATAACAATTACTTTATATTTAGGCATCGTCTTCTCCCTTGATGTGTATAGTTAATGCACCACGTTTGTTGCGTTTGATTGATAGCTTGTCCGTATAAACCTCACGTTCATTTGGTGCGACAAGCGACTTGAGTTCTTTCTTAGCATCTTCAAATATTTTTGTATCATCATAGTGTGCAATGTAATGATGCTGTAGTTCTACAAAATGATTATCTTTACTAGCATCTCTAGCTACCATGTTATCTATTGTCATGTGATGTACACCAGTAGGTAATTCATTAGGCATCTCAGTTTTTGGTGGTGTTTTATTAATAACATGACTCCAAAAGTCTCTGAGTATAGGTAACATACGCAACCATTCTGCATCATTGCGTTCAATAAGTTTGCATTCCCATTGGTTACCAAAGATAACAGATAGATACATACCTTTGAGATCAGCTACCTGCATGTACAACTGTATCTGTGGTGTATAGTAAGCAAGTATATCATTATACTTCTTAAATGAACTTGTATGTTTACATTCAATACCAATATGTAAGTCACCCTCTTTAGCCATACCATCTATTGTTGCTTTGAATGGCATACCATCAATCTTTTTTTCTACTTCATGTTGCCATGCAAGTATTGGCAGTCCATACATATGTTCGAACCAAGCAAGGTTAAAGTCTTCTGTGTATGTACCAAGCTGTACATTGAATTGATCAGACAAATCCTTTGGTTCTGCTTGGCCTGTCTTCTCAAGCCAAAGCTCATACCAATCTCCTTGCATAATCTTTACAGCATCTGATCCACCAATGAAACCCATTCTCCATTTGGGGTCACGTGCCGGTTGTTTGAGTGTTACTACTCCCATTGTGTTCTCCTTTTTTGTAGTTATTTTAGTGCATTATTGCACCAATTACTAGCCCTACTCTGTATTTTTTTGGGCTATCTGCAGCATTTCCAAGAGCTTGACACGTTTGTTGTAACGCCAATCACCTACTGATCTAAACTCAGCAAGGCTTGGAAAGAATGTTTTTGTTTTTGAAATATATTTCACGGCATGCAGGAATATATCTGCAGGATAATCTTGCAAGCCTTCAGCAATCAGACGTATACGCATTGCAATGTCTGCTTGTGATTCCTGTGAAGGTTTGACCATTACCATCATACATTTTAGAAGCTCTTGTTCCATCTGTTCTACTGGCATTGGTGTCATTGCATAAGCAAGTACATTTAAACCTTGATCTATTTGACTACGGCTTGGCTTGTCAATCAGCTTGTATCCACGCACGCTGTAATCATTATTGAGAATCTCTTCGTAATTTAGAATTGATTCCAAAGAAGAAAGAACTTTTTGCTCGATCTCTTTTGGTGTTGTAGTTGTTAGGCTTCTTAATGCTACTTGTTTTTTGTTGTGTGATAACTGCATTACTCTTCTCTCTGTTAGATAGTATGTTATTAGTAGGTTCGTGTGTCACTCTGTCACCCTCCAAGTGACACGCTGTCACTTCCACAGTGACAGGCTGACACTTCCGTACTCTATATATGTTTACTTGATTCTTTCCCTGACGTTTGCGTATTAAAAATTTTTTACTGACTAGGTATTCAAGCTTACGAATTACAGTTCGTTCGCTGAGGCCAGACTTTTTTGCAATCGTACTGATCGATGGGTAAGCAATCATGGTTTCTTGGTTTGCATAATGATTGATTGTCAATAGCACAAGCTTAGCTATTGGATCACCAACATCTGCATCCAAGATACCTTGGATATTTTTGAATGACATTATTTCTAATCTTTTTTCCAAGACTCATGCTCAAGTACACTTGGGTCTAACTGTTTTAAACCTACAAGATCAGCAATTTCATCTAGTGTATCTTGTCCTGCTCTACTTAATCTTTGCCAATCCCAATACATTTGATCGACACGCTTTTGTAATAGATTAAGTTTTAATGTTACAGTTGTTTCTTGTTGCAGTTTGTCTTTCATTTAGTTCTCCATAGTTTCTTAACTGTTGACTCTGATAAAAACATTACCCATCTGGGTTCTGCATTACCACCTCTTTTATATATAACAGCATCCCTGTTGATCATTGTTGTGAATGGGGATGGGAAGCTGCTATTCTTACGATACTTTACTTCACAAATTATTTCTTGTCCGTTGAGGTTGATGACGAGGTCGCCTTTATATTCGCCTCCCAACGCTCCACTAAGAGGCTGACGCTTTGCTTTGATCTTCCACGACTTGAATAATTTGACGAAGAAGTTTTCGTGGTATGTTCCTTTTCTGCTAGATGAGCTTGCCAATTTGATTTCTCCCTACAGTTAAAGCAAACAAAGAATGTTCTACTGCTCTTTACTTTCGTAAAGAATTTACTGTGTGTGTTACACACATCGCATTTCTTCATTGAACTTTTAGCTTACAATCAAGTGCTTCAATCCAATCTAAAAGCATATAGCCTGATGGTAAACGTTCATATCTTTCCCATTTACCTATTAGACTTTCAGCACATCCAATTTTCCAAGCTAATGCTTCTTGAGATAATTGCATTTGGTCACGCTTTTTTACTAAAGACGAAACCAATTCCTTCCAGTTAGGATTGATTGGAACTGGTGTCACTCTGTAGTTGAACATGTCTGAACGCTTTGAGTATTCTTTCTGCTGTATCAAATCTTAAGTCCATTCCGTTTATTGCCCTATAGTACGTACTTGTAGGCACACCGGCTCGGACAAACATGTCTTTCAAACGCACATTATTATTTGTCGCAATCTCTTCAAGCTGATGTATATACTTGCACAATACCATACATACAGAAGTACTGCATGTATGCAGTATGTGCAAGTAAATAATTTATTTAGATTTCAAATCTTTTTCTTCTAGTTCAGATTGCAATTCATTTATTCTAGTCTGAACAAAGTTTAGTACTTGATACAATGCAGTCAACTTGCCATAAGTATTAGCAGTATCGTTACCTTCTTTAACTATTTTTTCTATTACACTTGTCATTGAAATTTCTCCTTTAGTATGTGCATCATTAAGTTGTTAGCTAAATCATCTATACAACTGGTGTTTATTTTATACTCTTCGCATTTGTTTTGAAACTCATCCAATGACATGCTTGATATCTCCGTTACTACATAGTCATAGATAGAGTCATTTATTGGATGTGACATATTACCTCCAATGTTTTGAGTAATGGTTGTGCCAATTGACTTTCTTTTCTATCTCAAATGAACGGCCACACTCTTCATCATCTTCGCCTTGCCACTGTTTGAGTAATGCTGCACAAGCAAATGCATGTGACACACTGTACTCTCTTCGTATTTGTTCGATGGCTTTTTCATTTGTCATTTCTTCAAGCAACTCTCCAAAGCGTTGCTCTACTTCAATGCATTGATCGCTTAGTCTACTCATGGCTGTACTCCTTTACTTTTTCTGTTACACCATAGTGCTCGAGCATTGGTTGCTCTTGCCATTGATGCCATTGTTTCTTTGTGTTTTCTACAAAGCTAGGTCTGTGAACAGACGTAGCCAAGTCACATATTGCATTCGCAATATTGACAGCATCACATTCTCGGTCAACTGATTGACCAATAAGTGATGTTAGATATTCATTGAATGAATCCATAGTGTTCTCCTTTGTTGTTGTGTTTAAGTATACAAGCACGTCACTTGCTGACAGTTAGCTAGACTGTTGATCTCTTATGTGTTGATTCACAGTTACATACCTCAGACCCGATTGAACCAGTGGTATAACGTGCGTGTATATTCCGATGTCGGAATTAGGTTAGGCTTTTTCCTAGACCATCCCATCTTGCAGTAGAGATAGCACGTGTTACTTCATTGTGACGTAGTACCTCTGCTCTGTGTGGATGGTTGGCATCATCAGCATGTGATGACCACCAAGTTAGTGCATTATATAATGCCCATTTGTTACGGCCAAGCTTCTGTGATTCTGTATTATACAAACCCATTAGCTTTTCTAATTTAGTTTCGTTGATCTTGACCTGTGTTGTGTGGCTATGACGATGACATATTGTAGCCTTGAGAAAATGCTCAGCCTGTGATGGTGATACAGGAAGTGCTGCATATTCTTGCCATACTTCTTTGTCATCCCAAAATGTAGTCAATGCATTGCGTATCTTTGCAGATGTACCCTCAAGATTGAAACCTGTAGTGTGCTTGCTTCTGTCATATGATAGTGAGTTAGCAGAAGCACAACCATTATCGCACCATAATCTATAGCCTTGTGCCTTGATCATGATAGACCACATACCATCATAAGAGTTCAGGTACTCAACCTGAAAGCGAATATAGTCACCGACTTGTGGCTCAACAACTAAGTCATTGAATGCTATCTTGCCTTTCATCTTTGCACCATTCTCATAGATAGTTTGTGTATGTGTGTAGTCTTTGGATATGACTGACATATCAATGGCTGATTGCATACGATCAACAATGTCTGCATGCTTGACCATCTTGTAAGCACCACCATGTGTACCAAGTACGTGACCTGTATCAGTACGTACTATAGCTTTCTGCATTGATGGTGGTACTGGATACTCAGTTGATTTCCAACCACCCTGTAGTTCTTTGACTGCCACCAGAGGCACAACCTCTACTGGGAAATCATAGTCTTCTAATATTGTTTGTGATCCATCCATTTTGTATTCTCCTTGTGTTGTGGATTATTTTAAAACCAAATTCAATTTCGTCAAGACACGTAAGCCGTCACGCTATCACCCCCTTTGGTTGATCCGAGCGAAGCGAGGAACTTAGTGGCTTGTTGAATAGGTTAGCTTGTTGTAGTTACGAAGCATATGCACTAGTGTTTTGCAACGAGCCTGCGAGTGGTACGCAAAACTCATTCTTTGCGATATCAAATACAGACTAGGTGAACGTAATTATGCACGGCAAGCCGTTAAGCCTGCCGTGTTGGGGATAGTTATGCTTGTGCCTTTATGCTATCATTGAGTATCTGATCAGCTTTAGACTGTGGTAACTTGCATATATCTTTAGGTAGCTTGACCTTAAGTGCAAGATGTTCTGCAACCTTGTCCTCAAAGACCTCTTGTTCAGCGACAGAACGACCTGTCTTCT